TAAAGTGATATCTGGGCTTCCATGTGTAAGTCTCGAAAACGAATCCAGCGTATCCATGCTTTCGACGCCATGGTTTACGGACCCACTCATTACTGAGTAAATGTCCGTCACCGTAGCCGTCTGGGCCATAGATACGAAGTGTGGGTGAAATCATAGCCAACACTACCGCGGCAGATTCGAAGTCATAATTACGATAATAGTGATTATGCAGGAGAAAAAGGTACTCTCCTGTTACTAAGTGTCTGCTATAAAACGGGCGAACATCAATCCCGAAGTAATAGTCCTTTCCGCATGATTCACGAAAGGGGCCGTCCCAGTATGACTTGCTCATATTCAGCTGGAAACCTACACAACGTAGGACCTTGCTGAATAGAGGAACAGCCTCTGTTCCTATTATGATGTCATCACCATACACTGACACTCGCGTGTCAGCGGGGCGACTACTCTTAACACACGCCGAAGCGAGTGCCCAGAATATTAGGGTCTGCAATGGAAAAGTAAAACCATTGCCCATCGACGAAAATTTATGTAAACGGATGACCTTATTACGGTCAGAAATTGACTCCGTTCGGCATAAACTCATCGCGGAAAACCATTCATAAGGAAGGAGACGGGCAACCAACTCTATCGATATTGAGTCAGAAGCACTGCTTAGGTCCAGAGTTGCTAAAGCTCCGGTTATGGAACCCGCTCGCGCCAGCTTTTGATTTCTGGTTTGATCGCGAGTATCCTGACCCACGCGTCGCAATTTCTGAGATAAGACTCGGCCAAGCGCTCCCTGGAAGAGAGCGTTTAAAGTTGGCTCAGTCATTACCGTTCGAAACGTTGAAGCGTTCTTCGGTACGAAACTCAACCGTCCATCATGCAAATGAACAGGACAGCGAGACCCCTCATGAGGGATATATTCCTCATGAATGCTAGAATACGCAGGGAGCTCCCCAAGAAGGAGGGGAACCAGGGGTATCATATTCGTACTACACGAAGGTACGGCACTCAATTTTTCACGAGCGCACGCATTTCTTCTTTTTACGGATGTGGTTGCACCAGGACCGAAAAGGTAATCGAGGTCTTCAAGACTCGGAACCTCTCCCAATAGGTCGGCAATTTTACGTTCAGCCATCGACAAGATGTGCTCAACGTCTTCAGGAAAATAGAAATCTGAAGAAGCTGACAAATTGAAGAGAAGGTTTGTCCTCAGACAATCACCCTCAGTACTAAAGAACTTCGACCGGGCTACGGCCTCCTTGTCGATACCGATGTCCAAGAAGTCAAGCTTAGTAAAAAACGCTAATGCTTGACGGACGTTAATCACGGCATCTACTGGTAGGTCGCAGCTGTAGTCTAGCTCATAGGCACATACAGACGCAAAATCAGAAGCTCTTATAAGAGCTGCTAATGCTGCGCCGTGTATACCTGCTTTATCGCAGTGCCTTAATGCGAGACCCTTTAGAGTCTCAAGACTTTGAACGGAATCCAATGAAGAATCCCACGTGGTTAACATAA